CGTCAGCTTTCGCCGGCGATAACCTTAGTCACATTGGCATCAGTAAGCCAGCCGGTAAGCCCCTTAACATTGTTAAGAAGCTCCGTGTTCGAAAACACGGATTCGGTAGGCTCGTCGATGACAAGGTAAGCAGAACAGCTCACCTGTCGTGACTGGTTCGCAACAAAAGGATCAGCTGCGACCTTCGTGATGTCAAGCCTCACCTGACGACGCGTACGACCACTCTTCGTGGACGTGTGCGCGACAGAAAGAGACACCGTCTCGTCATCCTTGGTATAGGTGGCGGTACGGTCACCGACGCTAACTCGCGGAAGCGAATTAGCAACGGTGTTGATAGTGACGGACTGGGGGTCAGAAAACATGGCAATGCTCCAATGTGTGAGAGGCCATCAGCGGGATTACTGATGACCAGACAGATACCAAGTCTGGATTGACTAGGCATCGTGGTTAGACGCGTCCATGACTGGATTGTCATAACGCGCCTCGACCTCGACTCATGCCGAGGGCCGCAAGAATGGTCCACTGTCGGTCAGTAAAACTGCCAACAGATACACCAAATCCGAAGGGAGTAGCCCGTCTACGCCGTTTATAATCGACCGTAAAGGTCTCACGAGCGTGGACGGGGAGGTCGCCATTCAAAATGGTTCCCTCATGCGTACGGTCAACAGTCAGGACAATATGTTCCATCATGTACCCGTACTGCATCACAAGGCCGTCGGCGCCCATCATCGAAAGATTGTTCAAAACATCTCCGATGTTGGACACCCAATCGGCCGCCCAGCTATACGGTAGGGCATTCCAGATCACACTAGGTGATGGGTCAATCCCGTACAGATGATTCCACTTCTGTACCTGGTCACCAATCGCTTTTGCGCTGTTAGGCGGTTGAGCGAAATAGGTGAAAGCTCCGGAAAACCATCGCTGTCTCTTGACAGTGACGACCTCCCTGAGCTTGCCATACGGTTGCTGGTAGAGGTAATAAACGAGACTAGGATAGGGGGTAACACCCTCCGTCATCGTATCGCTGATCACCTCTTCGACTGGTGGAAATTCGTAACGCCGTCTGACTACTCGGCCACTGTCGCGGTAATATTGGCGCAATATCTTATCTGCGTCAACATATGCCTTGCCAATGGTCTTAATGTCAGAGATCGTGGGAAGAATACCGAACTCATAGTTCAAGTACTCCTCAGCGCCATCCTTAAGATTTCCGTTCGCGATCCTGTTAAGGTTCACGGCGGAAGGGATGCCGTCACGATACAGCTCAAACAAAGCATTGAGCACGGTCGAATGTGGATTAGTGGGAGCACAACGAGAAATCGCTGTACTACCCAGCGCATCCAGCCCAAGGGCTGAAGTCGCACCCAACAGGTCATTTCTCCAAGGCAAGTTGGGGGAAGTCCAAGTAGCATTGCCGAATTTCGGCAATTGGACACCCTCATAACGGTACCATTCCTGGCCGTTAACGACTTTGCGAGGACGATAAAACGTCTTATCGCAGTCGTACTTGTACTCGGTAGACTCGAAGGGTCCACCCACATCGGCAAGAAGCTTTCCGTGTTTCAGGTCGCGATCATGCTTCCTGATAATACGGTAGACTCTTGCATCACGAAGAACATCACGGGTAATTTTGCCCGTGGTGATCCGAGGACGTATATCGGGATTCGTAGGAACCCCGTCAGAGAACATCTGCCCAGGCAGGATTAGGTCGTTGGACCTTTTCCTTGTCCTTGAGTATACTTCCTCGTCCATCAGTCTCTCCCTTCAGAAGAACGCGAAACGGGGTGGGGGAAGATTCCCGCCTCACGTAGCGCACCAGAACTGGCGAGTGCACGAAGCACCGGGGGGCCCTTTGG